CCGTCCGCTGCTCCTCCATCTGCATCTCCTCAATGCGAGCAAGTGCCTGATTCTTCAACCGTTCACGCTGCTGCGGGGCGTTGAGTTGTGGCGCGAAATCTGGATTGCCCATCATCTCCACCACTCGCTCAGGATTCTTTTGAATCTCCGCATAGACGAATGTTTCGTCCTTCATGTCGTTGAGATTGTCCACTTCGAGCTGGTAGCGTTCCGGCTCCATCGAATCCTTGGCAGCGTCCAGCGCAAGCTCAAGCTGGCTAATAGTGTCTGGCGTGCGCGACTTTGGATCAGCGAGCCGTTCGCGCTGCAAAACGTAGGAGTTCCATTTGTCGTCCCTTTCGCTGGCGTCGATAGCAATGTTCTTTGCCTTTCCTTGCTCTGGTAGAATCAGCCCAGCTTTCACCGCATCATTCACGCCCTGCCTTGCCGCGCCATAGTCCTTAGATTTGGCCGCGTTGTCGATGCTTTGCTCCATCCTCTGCCCGGCCTGCTTGAACGCATTCGACTGAACCATGATCGTGCCGCGAGTGCCCCAGGATGAAAAGCGGTCAGCGAGTTGAAGCCGCGCATCTGGCGAAAGCTCCTCCTGATCAAAGCGCCCCTTGATGCCGTTTTGCAACTCCTGCCACTTGGGCAACCACTTCGATTCATCGGGATTCTCCTGCTGGAACGTGGCGAAGTCCACCTGCGCCTGATTCATGGCAAGGCTCGCCTCGGTGAGCTTCGTCACGTCGTTCGCTCGCTTGGCCTTCTCGGAGATGTCAAAAGCCACGTTTGCCACGTCGCCGAGCGCCTTGCCGATGCTGGCGTTTGTGACGGCGGGAAGCTGCGGAGTTTGCAGCGTTTGGTTGCCCGTGTTGATCTGCGCGGGAGAGTTGAGAATGGGGATTCGTGCCATGTTAGTAAGTGGTCATTCCTCCGACTGTAACGCTGCCTTTTCCGGCTGTTCGTGGACGTGTTGACCATGCCGAGTAACCCGCGCCCACGGTGGAGATAGCGGAGCCGATGGCCTGCCCAGTGGCGTCGCGGCGGATCACGTCCGCCTGCTGCTGGCCCATCTCGAGAGTGGAACTGCGCTGATAAGCAAGCTGGCGCTGCGCGAGGTCACTCACACGTTGCTGGTCGGCGAGTTCCGTTTGCTGCTTTGCCCATGTGTCAGCTTCGATCGCGAGACTCGTTCCAGTGCCGAGCATCGCCCCACTGCCGCCCATCGCCGCGAGTTGCTGCGCACGGAATCTGCGTTGCTCCTGAACGGCACGCCTGCGGTTTTCCTCGTCCTCCATCGCCTGCCGCTTTTGCTCCGCACCGATGGCGTCCGCTTGCGCCTGCGAGTTGTATTCCATCTGCTTCGCCTGCGTCTGCGCGGAGTCGTAGGAGATGTATGCGGACGTTGCCGCGAGAGCCAACATGACGATGCCGGACACAACCTCACCGCAGGGCGGGCGTGTGGGGGAATAGAAGCCAACCGGGCCGCCCGTGAAGAGCGGCGCATAATCGGTATGATCACGGTAAGACATAGACGGCTTGGGTAGAAGTATGATCGGAGACATGCCAGCCATCCGCCCGAAGAAACCTCGCGAGCGGCGTTCTGGTGAATATCCGAACTACTTTATAGCCTAGCGGCCTGTCTTCGCAATCTCTCAGTTTCGAGAGGTAGTCTTGAACTGTTCGCCAAAAGATCGCCCACGCCTCGCGGCATTGTTTGATGCTCGTTCCCGGCCTTGTGAAGAGATTGTCGATGAAGGCCAGAGGAACGTCGAAGGTCAGATACACGAAAGCGACGGCAATCGGCCCCTTTTCATCCTCGATTAAAAAGCCGTTTTTACCGAGTAATTGCGGGATGATCGTCAGCCCGCGAGCCTTTGCCCACGTCTCCACGGTGGCGAAATCGTCGGAGGTATATTGTCGGATTGTCATGTGATGATGCGAACCCATCCCACGAATCCCGCGCCCGTCAACTGCCGCCCGCGCCTGAGCTTCCCTCGACCTGAATCTCGATGATAGCCGCCAACACGGCGCAAGGCACCGGATGCCGTGAGCCGATGATGAAGGAGTTTCCGTGCCCCCAATCGAAGTTAAACGGCTGCGGGCGGGTTTGGCCGTTGATGAAGCCGGAAGCTGCCGCGCCGACGCTTCCGCCATAGGAGTCGGCGTCAGTGATGATTACCTGATTAGCCGCGAGATAGGCGTCCGTTGACGATTCGTAGCAATGCAGAATACTCGTATTGAACACCCTGAACGCCATGCGAGTGATGCGCCATTGCTTCATTTGCGCGCTTCCGTCCTGTAGCTGAACCTCGATGCGATTCGGCATGAGCTTGGCCTCGTATTGCAGTCCAACAATCATCTTTGTGCCTCCCACGAACGAGAAGCCAGATACATCTGTAAACTCTGCCGTGCCACTGCTGCCGCTTGTGACCGTCGCTGTGAACGGTTCGCCAGTCGTGAGTGTAGTTGATGCGCCCAAGGTGAGCGACGTGCCTGTGATGAATGCGGGGACGGAAGTCGTAACGCCTGTGAAAGTAACCGTAGTGCCGGAGCGGCTGAACGTGCCGTAATAGTAGGAATCGAGGAACGTGCAGAACCTTTGCAGCACGCTCGATTCCAGCCCGAAGAAAGATGTGTTCGCGGAGGTCATGGCCGCATTCATCACCACACCGTCGATGCTTTCGAGCTGCTGAACGGATCCGCGAGTCGTGAGGAAGACCATGGAGTCGGCCGCCGTGCTGTCAGAATACAGCGTGCATAGCGAGTTGAAGGAGTGTGCGCCACTTGGCCCCGTATTGTGACGGTGCCACGCGGTCACGTTGTTCTCGCGGTCATAGGTGAAACCGGCGATCTTCCCGCTGGAGAACGTGATCCAGATAATCGGGTCCGGTGCCTGCGAATAGGTGATTTGAAGGATGGAGTCTGCCGCGCTTGCTGAGTTTGAAAGGACGTGCTCTGCCAGCAGCGTCATCTCAGGCGCGGAATAACCGTCTTTCTCGAAAACGTAAGCAAACTCACGCAGGCGGTTGTCTCGCGTGAGCCAGAGAAGGCCATCACCAGACAGGACTGGTTGATGCTTGCTTGAACCGTAGCGACTCCATCGGCGGAGGCGCACGTTCGCCGGCGTCAGTCCCGTGTCCTGCTCGCCGCTGTCCAAGGTCCATTCCTCGCCAGTCGTGCCGATGACCATCGTGCGTTTGAAGCTGGTAATCCACTGGATGTCATTCGCCTGCGTCGCCGCAAGCGTAACGTCGATGCCCGAGGTGTCGAGCGAGCCAGTCAGGAACGTGTAAAAGTCATCCGTCTGACTGCCCCACATCCGCATTGGCTCCGTGGCTGTCGAAGCGAACCACAGCCGTGAATCGTGGAAAGTCACCGTGCGAGGGAATCCGCGAGTAGTGGAGAATGCGCCCTTGCGCCATACTGGAAACGCTGTGCCGATAACCTCGTTTGGAATGAGCGAATCAACGGCCAGCTTTGGAATGCCGCGCACCTGCGTAGTTGAGACGTAAGATACGACGTTGAAAGGAATATCAAGCTTCCCAACGGCAGGCTCGATGGTCATCGTCTCGTCAGCGGAAGGAGCGGACGCGCCAGTGTCACGAATCGTCACCATGCGATACCATCCGCCCGTGTTCGGAGCATCGGAGGTGTAGCTGATTGTCCCCTCGTTCACTCCTTGGATGCGCCACTCTTTGATCGTGGTGAAGTTGATGCGGTCTAGGCTCTCCTGGAGTTGAACGGTGGTCAACGTCGGCGCACTACCCGCGCCCCAATTCGTCCGCACAAGGTAGCTTCCTTGGATGAATGCTGCCGCCGTCGTAGTGGTCGAAGCCGCCGCGCCGAACGGTTCAAATACCATGCGCTTCGTAGAGCCGGGAGAGAGAAGCCACGTTGAGCCGACTTCATTCGCGTCAAATGTCGCAGAGGATGCAATGAGCCGGTAGTCTGTGAACGGGATGAGAACCCATTGAGCGCCGACGCCTGGACGGTTTGCCGTCGCGGAAGTGTGGGCCGTGATGCAAAAATAGTTCGAGCCGAAGTATTCCACGACATCACCAACAACGTGAGCCGTGCCGATGTTCCAAGGCGGAAGGTAAATTGCCACCGTCCACTTTGCGCCAGTGAAAACAGCATCAGAGTTTGCCGTGATGCAGCGATAAAGAAGCCCGCCTTGCAGCACGAAGTCACCGATGGAATAGGCCGTGAGTGTCACCCAATCATTCGCGTCATAAACCAGCGTCATCGTCACCGCGTCGTCAGGAGGATCGAGCGCGGGCGCGAACTGGAACGGTGTATCTGTGATGCTCCATGTCCCATCATTCGCCCGCGTGATGATCTTGGGATGCTCCGTGGCAACCGTCAGGTGCATGATGTCGTTGAGCTGGCAGTAATGCAGGTCCGCGATCTCTGCCTCGCTGTAGGTCGTCGTCAGCGTCGTGACGAGCGTAAACACGCCCGCCGAATAGCTCCAAACTTTGATGGCGTTCGTCTTGAACCCGAGCACGAAGTTGATGCTCGTTGACCGGCGAAACGGAATCAGCCGCACGCATCCAGTGACATCCGCGCCGCTGGTGCCGTAGCGAGTGCCAGGGCGCTTGAAGGCTCCGCCGCAACTGCGCACAATGAAGTTTTCGAGCAGTCTGCAGCCCGTGGCGTATTTCTCGCTATCCGTGCGCCCATCCATGAGCGGCGACATCTCGCCACCGTTGAAGACCGCTTTAACTGTCTGGAATTGTGCCATGGCTAGTAAGGTCGTGAACTTGCGTCACCCGCCCATCGCATCCCGCCAAAGCGAGCTTGCACAAGTTGAGATTGCTCGAAGTCAGTATTGATTCTCGCGTTGCCTTCGTTGGCGTCCCGAGATTTCACGGGAGGCGCGACGGCTTTATCAAAGAACTGGCGCAACTCCAAAGAGCGGCCTGTAGCGCCTTGGGTATCCTGCGCGATGTAGGACGCCAGCAGAAAAGAGAATGCTGTCACGAAGTCGGCTGGATACTGCGTTACATCCGTGATTCGCTGAATGTATTTGAGATTGATCGTCTCCTCATCGGTAAGGATCAATCCCTTCTCGAAAGTGAACTTTGCACCGCCATCTTCGCTCTGCCCACCGTTGGCATTGATCGAGATGGGGCGAAGGCAGTCGGTCGGTGGCGTGTGCTGGAAATCCCAATCGAAGGCTGGAATCTCAACAAACTTGCCCGTCGAGCCGGTGTAAGCGCCAGAGAAAACAGAGTCGTCCAATGTGAAGTTATCGGCATCCACTCGCGTGACATACCATTGACCATTCGCAACCGTGACGCCAGCAACGTCCTTGATGTATGTCCTGTCACCAGTAGCCAGCCCGTGCGCGGTGTAGGTGATCTTAATCAGCCCGCCCGAGTTCGTGACGGCTGAACCTCCCGAGAGTGAAAGGTAAGTGATCGTCTGGCGCTTACGTTGTGTGGCGAAGTTCCACGGATGCGCCCGCAAGATTTCATCGAGCGCGGTGTAAACTGGCGTCCCGTCGTCGGGATTGTAGAACTTCCGCAGACTCGCGGATTGCTGGCTTGCATCGCCAGTGAGCGAGGTCAATGCGCGCCCGCCCAGATGGGCAATCGCAAGGTTCGCAATCTCAGTAGCAGTAGCGGCCA